TCCCCGCCGATAACCGTACTCAAACTTTAGCAGTTAAAACTGGTACAGGTGCTGCGGTTGGTGATGTGTTTACAATCGCGGGTGTGTATGCAGTTGGTCATATCAACAAACAGTCTACTGGGCAATTAAAAACTTTCCGTATTCTTGCAATTAATGGTGGTAACTGGACAATTTCGCCTGCAATTGTTCCTGCAGATGGTGCCGTAGCAGCTCAAAAAGCTTATGCAAACGTGACTACTGGCGCGGCAGCAGATGCGGCAATTACTATCCTGAACAAAAAGACCACTGCAGCAAGCGTGTTCTATGAAAAATCAGCGATTGAAATTGTGCACGCCGACTTCAACACTGAGCCGTTTGAAGCTTCTGGTAAACGTGTTCGTAAAGCGACTACTGACAGCGGTATTCAGATCGTGATGCTGTCTGACTCGAACGTCGACACATTAGCGGCTAACTACCGTTTATTTGTATGGGCGAACGTGGAAGTGCTTAACCCTGAATTGGCCGGCATCATGCTGGAAAATCAGACCTAACAGTAAAACCGTGACGACAAATGCCCGCTATATGTGGGCGTCGTCATTTTTGGAGTAGTGAAATGTCGAATTATCCAAAAATGCTCTACAAGGGCAATAAAACAGATTACGAACACCAAACCGCATCGAATGAAGAATCAGAAAAAGAACTGCTTGATTCTGGTTGGGTGGGTTTTGGTGAATTACCTGAACGTGAACCTCGTATTGGTGCTGGTGCAGCCAGCTCTATCGATAAATCTAAATTCTTACCGGTTGAACAATTTGATACGCTAGGTGAAGAAAACACCAAGCTTAAAGAAGAGCTGGTTGAAGCCTTAAAAGAAAACCAAGAGCTACGCAAGCAGATCCGCTTTAAGCAAGTCGAAGATATGTCAGCCGATGATCTACGCAAAGCACTTGATGAGCGACAAATTGAATATGGTGCGCGTGATGGTAAGCCCATGCTAATTAATCTGGTGCTTGAATCAGACGATAAACCTTAAACACTCAAGGCCATCAGTATGATCAGTAATAACTATGTGCCCGAATGGCATATCTCACTTTTTGAACACTCGAAATACACCTTGGTCCGTAATCAGGATCAATTTGATCTGCTGTTCGATGACGTCGGTGATACACAAGAGTTTCTGCATTTGGGCACTGGTGCTCAGGTTGATTATTACGACGGTGGCAAGCATTGCGTTGTTCAGCTAGGTGATTGCAGTGAAAGAACATTGATTATGATCCATGGGCTTTTGTTGCATGAGGCTGTGCATATCTGGCAGCGAATTAAAAAGCTGATGGGTGAGGATGAGCCAAGCATTGAATTTGAAGCTTATTCAATTCAGCGCATTGCTCAGGACTTATTTAGCATGTTTGAAGAAAGCGAGGTGTCAAATGTCCTGGACTAAAAGACAAATTGTTGAGCAAGCGCTTGAAGAACTAGGACTTGCATCTTATGTGTTCGACATGCAGCCAGAACAGGTTGAAAGCGCAAAGCTCAAACTCGACACGATGATGGGCCTATGGGATGCCAAAGATATCCGCTTTGGCTACCCGTTGGGCTCAAGTGCCAAAAGTGGCGATCTGGATGAGGAAACTCATATTCCAGATTATGCGATTGAAGCAGTTCGCTTAAATCTAGCTATCCGACTTGCTAGCTCATTTGGTAAGGCTGTGCCGGTTGAGTTAAAAGCCATGGCAAAGGATGCGCTTGAAACGATTCAATTGGCCATGCTTAGTAATCCACCTAGAGTTCGGCTTGACCCTTCTTTGCCGCGTGGTGCTGGTCATAAAGGCGGTTGTCTGCCTTTTGTTGAAAAGACACCAGCTAAAACAGTTTTTGCTCCAGACACATCAGTGAGTTTCACAAATGAATAAACGATTAAATATCACAGACAAGATTGGCGATAGCGACTCGGTGGTGATTTGGAGTGCAAACAATCAGGATTATCGTGGTGCGCCAGTTGAGTTACTGATTGAGAAAATTCAGGAAAGTATTAAGAAGGTTGATTACCCACCAATCAATATTCAGCACTTTAACCCGAATGCGGATTTCACACTCAACATCGAAAACCATGAGGTTGGCACCTATCTGATCTTAAGCCCATCTGTAAGCATAACCACAGGCTCAATCAAATTGCCTGAGCGTTACACTGTGACTGATGGTCAAGTCTTACTGGTTGCTTGCGCTCAACAGGTGAATAACTTCTCGATTGATGGGAATAATGCACTTGTGATTGGTGCGCCAAATGCCTTAGCTGCAAACGGTTTCTTTAAATTGAAGTACGACAAGCTCTCTAATACTTGGTATCGAGTGGGGTAAATATGCAAATCCCTATTTTGGATGGAATCTATACTGACAATAACTCTGACTTTCGCACAGCCTATCCAGTAAATCTGATTCCAGTTCCAAAAGGACAGGGGATTTCTGCTGGATACTTACGGCCGGCCGAAGGCATTAACCATGTTGCTGATCTACCAGGTGTGGATCGTGGTGGAGTTGTTTGGCGTGGTGAGCATTATCGAGTTTGCGGCACCAAGTTTGTAAAAATCACAGCATCTGGTCAGGTTACAGAGATTGGCAATGTGCAATCAGGCGGGCTATGTTCATTTGACTACTCATTTGATTATCTAGCCATAAATGCAGGGAGTGCCTTGTACTTATATAACGGCACACTTAAGCAAGTAACAGACCCAAATTTAGGTACAGTCTGCGATGTGATCTGGGTAGATGGTTATTTCATGACAAGTGATAGCAACAACATTGTTGTCACTGAATTAAATAATCCATTTGAAGTAAACCCGCTTAAATATGGCTCTTCAGAAGTCGATCCCGATCCTATCGTTGGTCTAATCAAGCTTCGAAATGAAGTATATGTGTTAAACCGACACACTATTGAAGTGTTTGATAACGTCGGCGGTGAATACTTCCCATTCCAGCGCATTGATGGCGCTCAAACCACCAAGGGCACGCTGAGCAAAAAGACTGCATGTGTTTACATGGATGCAATCGCTATGCTTGGTGGCGGGCGAAATGAAGCCATCACAGTTTATATTTCATCTGCAGGTTCTGCACAAAAGATTGCAACACGTGAAGTTGAGCAGATTCTTTCAAATTACACAGAAAGCCAATTAACCGAATGTCAGATGGAATCTCGACAAGTAGATGGTCATTCATGGTTATACATTCATCTGCCAGATCAAACACTGGTCTATGACTCGGTTGCATCACAAACAACTGGCCAGCCAACATGGTTTATTTTGAATAGTGGTGGCGGCTACAAGGCTCGAAACATGACCTATGCACATAACCAATGGTTTGTTGGTCACACATCAGAATCCAAGCTTGGCGTCCTTACCGATCAATCTGGTGAGCATTGGGGTGAGGTTGTCGAATGGCAGTTTGGTACAGCGATTGTTTATAACAATTCTACCGGCGCCATCTTCCATCAACTCGAATTGGTGGCTTTAACTGGTCGTAATGCTTTCAATAAAGAATCCAGAATCTACACACAATACTCAGTAGATGGTATTGAGTGGTCCATGCCTAAATTTATTAGTGTGGGTAAGCAAGGTCAGCGTACTAAGCGCCTTGTGTGGTTCCAGCAAGGCTACATGCAAAACTGGCGTATCCAACGATTTACAGGCACATCAGATGCGCGTTTGTCTATTGCACGATTAGAGGCGAAAGTGGAGCCACTGGGGGTTTAAATGTTAGTCAGACCCAAAAAACCAAGCCGTGAAGAACTTGCCAAGATTTTTAAAGATCCACGGGTCTTAAAGGCATTTGAGCAAGTGTTTGATGTGGTGCCGGGAGAGTTTAATCGGCAGGACGGCAGCATTGAAGATGTTCTTTTTGCGGCAGATAGTGCAGCAACTCAAGCTGCCTTGGCAATTGCATTAATTCAAGCGGTAGAAGCGCTGGCCGAAATCAAAGCTATGGAGCCAGTGCATCAATGCAATTGCCAACATGACGACTTAACGCCACGTTATGAGCATGTCGCAACAGACCACATCGGACCCACACAAACTCAACATCAAGAAATTAACTCATTGGAGCTGATCTAATGGCTGTCAAAGTAAAAAATATTATTCCATCAAAGCGATTGGAAGATGTTCAAACCAATCAACATATCGCATCGGTTAAAACCATGATTGATAAGGTGACAGTAACGAATACCACAGGGGCAGCAGTGACATTTAGCTGCAATCTAGTGCCATCAGGTGGTGCTGTGGATGATGCTAATGCAATTATTAAAGACAAGGCTGTTGCGGCTGACGAAACTTATGTTTGCCCTGAGTTGGTCGGTCATGTGTTAGAAGCAGGGGATGCGATTAGCATGATTGCTAGTGCGGCTGCTTCACTTACTATTCGAGCGTCAGGGCGAGAGGTCACATGATTACATTGCAGCCTCTAAGTGATATTGATGTGATTAATCGCGTGATTTTGGATGCTGCAGTCAATGATGATATTTCGGACGATGCATCCAAGAATCACGAAATTCAGCAATTACCACACTCCTTTGAATGTCTTGGAATCTACCAAGATAAAGAAATCAAAGGTCTTTTTATGCTTGCTCCTCAAAATGCAGTAACAGCAGAAATTCATACCTGTTTATTGCTGCGAGGCAAAGAAGCATTTCAGGCAGGTAAATTGTTGCTTGAGCACCTGTTTAGCAAATATCTAAAAGCTATTTCTTATACACCCTCAAGTAATCGCAAGGCATTGATTTATGCGATTGGCTTGGGGTTTAAAAAAGAAGGCGTTTTAACTCAATCATTCTTAAAAAATGGGGTATTGCTTGACCAAACACTGGTTGGCTTAACCAAAGGAGAATATTTATGCCAGTTGCAGCAGCAGTAGTTGGTAGTGCGGTCGTAGGTGGTGTAATGTCCGGCCGTGCACAAAAAAAAGCAGCCAATGCGGCAGCAAACGCCCAGATTGAATCTTCTGAAATGGGAGTGGAGGAGCAGCGTCGACAGTTTGATGCGGTTCAGAAACTCTTAAAACCTTATTCTGATGCAGGTCTTAGTGGCCTATCTGGTCAGCAGGATTTATTGGGTATTAACGGCACAGCAGCACAGCAAGCAGCCATTGGAAATGTCAACAATAGCGCAGAAATGCAAACCTACCTTCAGCAAGGTGAAAATGCCATTTTGCAAAATGCCTCCGCTACTGGTGGTCTTCGAGGTGGTAATACTCAAGCCGCATTGGCGCAATTTAGACCACAGTTGCTCAATCAATTGATTAACCAGCGCTATCAAAATCTAGCAGGCATGACCTCACTTGGTCAGAACGCGGCAGCCGGAACCGGTAACGCAGGCATGCAGGCTGCAAACAATATTTCAAACCTGTATCAGCAGTCTGGTGCAGCTCAAGCGGGTGCTGCTTTAGCATCTGGTCAGGCCAGTGCGAATATGTGGAACGGCTTAACAGGTGCGATTGGTCAGGTTGGTGGGATGAAAATGATGGGGATGTTTTAATTATGGTGCAGCCAATTAACTATATGCTTGATGTGCAAAACCCTATCCAGACTGCTATGACTGGTCTTACTCAGGGCATGCAAATCGGGCAATTTGTGCAGGCGAAGGAGCTTGCTCAAAAAGAAGCATTGCAAAAAGAGCAGATGCAACAGGAGCTATCCACCTTTGCATCCAAGCCAAATAAAACTCATGAAGACTATGCGACCATCATGGCGCGGTTCCCGGCTTTAGCTGAAGACTTTAAGCGTGGCTACGATGTTCTGGATTCTGGTAAACAACAAGCTACATTTAAGACTACATCGCGCATCTATGCGGCCTTATCTGGTGGACAGCCAAGCGTTGCAAAATCCATTCTTGAAACTGAAGCTTTGGGTTATGAGAATGCAGGAGATAAAACCACTGCTGATCAAATGCGAACACTAGCAGCAATGGCAGAAACAGATCCTGATGGGCTTTTAACAATATCAGGCCTAACGCTGGCATCAACCACGCCATCGCAGTTCAAGGATGTGTTAGGCGCATTAGGTGAAAACCAAATGCTACCAGAGGAAATCAACCTCAAGAAAGCACAGACTGACAAAACCAAAGCTGAAGCCGAGAAAACCGAAACCGAAAATCTTTGGTACGGGGATAAAACTCAGGCTGAGATTGATAACCTTGAATCGCAGGTTGAGGATCGCCAGACGGGTCGAGTTATTGAGCAGCAAAAAATGCAGCTCGATAATGATCAATTCTATGCCAAGCTTGATCAGGATCAGCAGCAATTCTATGAAAAACTTAACCAGGAAGAGCGAAAGATTGCTCAAACTGTTTTTAAGGTCAAAGAAAAACCAGAGCAACGCATGGAGCGACTTGAAAAAGTGGAAGGCTTTTCAACCGCAGCAAGAAATGCGGCAGAAGGTTCTAAATTAGCAGCTCAACTCGCCAATGATGCGAAGGCCCTGAATGAATCCACTGGTGGCTACTGGAATAGAGCAATGCGTAATGTTCCGGGTACCGATGAATACAACTTTGATCAAAAACTGGAAACAATGAAGTCTAAAATCTTTTTGGCTCAGGTTGATCAAATGCGTGGATTAGGTGCTTTAACAGAATCTGAGGGTGCTGCATTAAAAGCTTCCATTGCTTCAATTAACCCAAACCAAGATCCAAAGGTTGTGCAGCAAAGCTTGACTGAGGTTGCTAAACAGCTTTCCAAGGCCGCTCAAACAGCAAATAAGAAATCCCAGATCTATGCGACCAAAGGCAAAGGGTATTCTGCCGAAGTGGTAGAGGCTGCAAAAGCTCGCGGTGTTTCGCCGGCGGAAATGCAGCAGATCGCTAATCAGTTGGGTATTGAGTAATTATCTTGTGATAATCTTTCTTTAACAATAAAGAGGGGTTGTATGATGTGGTTGGTTATTTTTGCATTTGCTGTTCTTGCATACTTAATAATAAAGCAAGAAAAGACCTTTAATAAATCTATTCTGATTTTAGAGGAGCGGATTAATGTGCAACAGCACCAAATCAATAAGCTCAATGAAAGAGTGAGTGATCTTGAGAGGAGTAAGACATCAGGATGAAATATTTAATTTTAGCTATTGTCTTGGGTCTAAGTGCTTGCTCTAAAGGAGACTCGAATAGCAAGCCAATTTATGGCGATGAATTAGGGTTGCCAGCTAATTGCAGAGCATATATTCAGGTTGCCGTAAATGAGTGGCGAAAAGGTGCTTATGACACAGAAACCACAATGAGCGCCATTGAAAGAAATTGCGGTGAGAATGGCACACTCTGGGATTATAAGCCCTAAAAGAATCAACCAAGTTAAACACAAGCCACCTTCGGGTGGTTTTTTATTGCCCGGGAAAAGTTATGTCTTTACAGCAAAGTGTGATGAAGGCTTTTGAAAAGGCCGGATTAAGTAAGAATCAGGCTCGTATCATCACTGCGGAAGTGGGGCGCGAAAACTCATTCGACCCAAGTGTTGTATTTGGTGCTCACACTGATGATAGTAACAAAAAAACAAATGTTGGCTTGTTGTCTTGGCAGAATGGTCGTGAAGCACCATTGCTTGCAAGACTTAAATCAAAAGGCTTGTATGCAGATGGCAAGATTAAGCAAAGCCAGGCCGCACTTGATGAAATGGCAAAATATGCTGTTCATGAGATCAGCACAAAGCCTGAATATGCAGCAACAAAGAAAACCTTTCTATCCAATCCAAATGTTGATTACGACACTGCAACAAGGGTTTTAGGTACAAACTTTATCCGCTGGCGTTACAACGATCCAGAATACAAATCTGGACACAAAAATCGAGATGATTTTTACAGACAATTAGGCGGTAACCCAAAAACATGGAATGAAACTAAAGCCATGGTCGGTGAAATCAAGCCACCAAACCGAAAGCCAGCACAAAATCGAATTAATCAACTTGTGACTGCTTACGACAAACAAGCCAAAGCCAGCACAACCAAAAATCAAGTTAATCCACAGCAAAAGCAGAATCGTGTGAATAGCCTATTGGCCGCCTTTGATCAACAAAACCCTGATCGCCAAGCAGCACCAGCCGGATTACCTGATTTTGATGAAAATGGTGTGATTCGAGAGGATCAACCACAGCAACCAAAACCACAACAAGCACCTTTAAGCACTATGGATAAAATCATTGGTGGCCTAGAAGCCGGTGCAACCCTGGCAACTGGTGCTGTTGGTGGGGCTATTGGTCAAGGATTAGGTGGCTTACATGGTATTGCTGAATCTGTCGTTGATGGCACATTTGGTACACAGAAGGGCGCTCAGAATGCTGTAAATCGAGCTACACAGCTCTCCAATGCTTTGACCTATGAGCCAAACACAGCAGGCGGTAGACGTGCTGTAGGTGCAGTTGGTGAATTCATTGAAGATACTGGTCTTGACACCCTGCCGCCTGTCTTGGGTGGTGGTGTGGGTACCGCCACTGCAACCTTAGGACGTGCATCTGTGCCAGTGGCTACCACGGCCGCAAGGGAAGTGGCTCAGGCTGCAAAACCTGTCGTGGCGCAAGTGGTTGAGCAAGCTAAACGGCCAGTTAATGCAGTTACGGAAGCGGCCAAGAGCACCGTTAATAAAGTTGGTGAGGCTACCGGTCTTCGCACTGCTGATACTGGTGGCAGTATGGGTGCTGCAGCTGTACCAGTAGAAACCACCCGTCAGGCTCTGTTTGATGAATTCAATGTGCCTTCTACGACAGCCCAGGTATCACGCAACCCTACAGATCTGGCAGAAATGCACAATTTAGCACGGAAAGGGGGTGAGGCAGGCCAGATCATTCAAGAACACTTAAACACACAACAGCAAGCTCTTGGAAGCGCCATTGATGACATGATTTATAGCAAAGGTGCAACAACAACCAATGCAGCCGAAGTTGGTGAGCGTATAAATGATGTGCTTGGAACTCAGTTTAAGGTAGAGAGAGCCGCCGTAAATAAAAAATACCAGGCAGTCCGCGAATCCGAAGGCGCACAAACAAAAGTTAATCTTGGTAATGGACCAAAGTGGGCTGAAGACGATATCAAGGCAGCTGATGAGCGTGGTATTCAACTAGATAGCCAGTCTGCTTTGGATTTGATTAATGAGAACGTTGATCTTGAGACTACTGCAATCTATAGAGATGCAAAACGCGCAGCAGTGCGACTTGGAATTGCTGATGATGTTGATGGGAAATTAACACCCAAACCCAAGGGACAGGAGCCAAACGTAAATCAGATTGAAGAATGGCGCAAGCTAATTAATGATTTGGGAAGCAACTCAGATGATGGTGATATTCGCATCAAAACCCGACTTAAAAAGTTGATTGATAACTCTTTAGATAATAGTGGTAGCAATGCTTTCCGTGCAGTTCGTAAAGAGTATTCCCAGTTTAAGCAAAGTTGGGAGGGGCGGGCTGTTCTTTCTGATCTGGTTGCAATGAAGAAAGGTGCGAACAGTGGAGACCGGAAGATTATTGATGAAAATATTGTGAATCGAATCATCAAGCCAACCACCTCACAAAAAGACTTGGAGTTTGTTAAGAAAAAGATTCTACAGTCTGAAGGTGGTGAGCAGGCTTGGAATGATTTGCAAGCATCAATTATCGACAAGATTCGTAACGAAGCCTTCTCGGGTGCTCAAGACGCCCAGGGCAATAATGCTCTACTTGCATCAAAAATGGAAAAGGTGGTTAAGACTCTTGATGGTACTACACAGCGACTCGATACGCTCCTTGGAAAACAGGAAGCCGAAAAGATTCGTAATGCTGCAGAACTTGCAAAGATCATTAAAACCGTTCCTGAAGGCACTGGTGTCAACTGGTCAAACACGGGGACACTGATAGCAACGATGATGGATGCCACTATTGGAACAGTATTCACCGGAATGCCTGTGCCTGTACCTGTAACGCTTGCATTGCGAGAGGCAGTGAAGCACATGAAAGGTAAAAAAGAGGTAGCAAGAGCACACGCCATCATAAAGCAATTTGAGAAGCCAGTTGGGGGCTCAGGAAAGTTCTAAACCCCAATAAACCGATCAAACCCGATCCATTAAGGTCGGGTTTTTTATTGCCAAAATTTTAATAATGGAATTTACGCTATGACCATGTTTTTAGCACCATACACAGCCATTGCTGATATTGATGGAAGCCCGCTTGATGCGGGTTTCTTGTTTTTTGGGGAGTATGGAAAAGACCCAGAGCTTTTTCCAGTGGAAGTGTTTTGGGATGCGGATTTTTCAGTTCCAGCAACACAACCAATTCGAACACGTAATGGTTATCCTGTCCGCAATGGTAGTCCAACTAAGGTTTATCTTAAAACAGCACAACACTCTATTGTGATTAAAAATAGAAATAGTGCTTTCATTCTTGTAGATTTTAAAAATAAAGGGTGGGATGCATCTTTTGTTGTTGACGGGGATAAGAATCAGCATCAGATTAATGAAGACCAAACTGCGCTCAATAATAAGTTTTTAAAATTTAAGCAGTCAGAAGCTGGTGCGGTTGAGGTGGATTTATCTGTCCGAGCTAAAACCCAGCAGTACCTTACAGATTATACAATCGCTCAGGATGCCTTTGCTGTAAAACGCAATAATTCTACTTATCTTCAAATCCCTAATGGTCAGTATAATATTGATGGTGCTCTCCCCCTCAATGGGTCGCACTTGATCGAAGGGCAAGGCGATCAAACTATCCTTAAATTTGCTGGTGCTGGCAACGGTATTGTCTACAGCTCAGGTTCTAAATTCGATGATCATGCACATCGTATTATCAGAAATATACGGATACAAGGTGACAACACAAAATCTGGGATAGTAGATGCTAAAGATGGAACAACTGTTGGTTACAAGGTTGTCGCAACAGGGCATTTTGGCGAGGTTGAGGGCGTTACCTTTGAGGGTCATGCTGTTGGTCATCTCGTTCAACAAAATTATACAAGCCGCGAGAGTTATAATTACTACCGATCAAACAAGGTTGGCCTTCACCTGAATGGCATTACATCTTATCGAATAGAGTCAATTTATGCTCGCTATAATAGTGACGCAGCCATATTGATCACCGGTGACATTCAAAACCTGACAATTGACGGTGGTGCTATCGAGGGAAACCGAGGGCGCGGCATCTGGGCTAAAGATTTAAGTGTTGCTAACACTCGTGCAAGTATAAATATCAATGATCTTTACATGGAAGTTGATGGGGATTACGCAGCAGGAATTCCTGCTGTAGATATTCAAGAAGTTGACAACATGACGATTGCTGTGCGTAGTGGTGTATTTTGGTTAAATACGGCATCCGGTATAACGAGTGGGGTCTACAAATGGGGGCAAAATGTATCATTTGATGGAACATCACTAGCGGGATACCATTACGCTAAAAATATGTCGATTATTAACCGCGGCGTTGTTGAAGTTGGTCGTTTTAACACTTGCGATAGTGAAGCGGCATCTAGGCTGCATGGATTGGTTGAGCCTGTGCTCATGCATAAATTTGAGCCGCGAGAAGTCCGCAACGCATTAATCGGTACGCCTTTTTTAAGAGGTAAACCATCTAGTGCTATTCCATTTTCAAACACCGCGGCTACTGCTTATCCTTATACCAACGCATATAGTGGCGGTATTTCGGTGGCAGAAGATACAGCTAGTGACTACGGTGATGGTAGCTTCCAGTCGCTCACTATTCCCGCTGCTGGTAACTTTAATAGCAACTATGTTGAGCTCACTAACTACGATTCAGCAGTTAATCCCTACTACATCTTCTGCTTCATGCTAAAACCTGCTCAAGATATGGAGATTGGTTTTACACAGGCAGGGGCGCAAACGCAGTACACTGGATATTTTAAGTTAAAGGCAGGTGTTACTTATAAGCTTGTTATGACAGGTAATAACACAGCGGCTGCAATTAATCGGCTGCGCATGTTCTCACTAGAATCTACAAGCAAAACAGTATCATTCAAACCGATTATCAAAGCTACCTTTAAAAATCGTGATGACTGTATTGGCTTCATCAATCGACACTGCTTATCTTAATTAAAGCCCTTCGGGGCTTTTTTAGTGTCGTACAAATATAATTCAATTGAATTGTAAAATAAAAAATTAAGCATGATAATGTGGCGACATCCGCATGCTTAATTTTGTAATGAAGATAAAAAAATCATTGTTCTTTAGTATATTGGCTGCAATTTTTGCATTCTCAATAACCTCTCATCTCATTCCTCACTATATAGATGGCGATCAATACCACTATAGAGATTTCTATAAATATTGTTTCTATGATAATTATACATTTGTCCAACAAGTATTTTGCTATAACAACACTTTAGGCTCAAATGAGCCAGTATATTTTTTGCTATCCAAGATAGCTAATTTATATCTAACAAAAGATGTATTTATTTCAATCTCTAACAGCATCCTTGCTTTTTTAATAGTTTTATTAATTTTTCGATACCATAAAGCAGGATGGCAAAGATACTTATTAGTGGCGCTGGTTCTTACCAACTATTATCTAATGGTGCTTTTTTTCTCAGCTGAACGTTTAAAGTTTGCTTTTATTTTTCTGATAGCGGCCCTACTTGCAAGCCAGATGAAAAAGTTTATTTTTTTTGGATTAGCAATGCTGACTCATGCGCAATCGGCACTACTAATAGCACCCTATTTCATATCAAAGATTTTACACAAAGATACCAAGCCTATAATTAAGTGGGCCACACTGATAGTCTCTTTAATTATGTTCATTGGAGCCTTTGTTGTATTGAGAGAACATATCACATCAAAGTTTACAATCTATGCAACCGGAGTGGAGGAAGATGGGACCGGATTAATGGGGATGGTAAAGACAAGTGTATTTATCGTATTGGCTTATATCTCTACCAGAAAGATACTCCCTGTTATTGCTGGTATTCCATTAATTGCGATTTCTTACTTCCTGGGGGCTGATCGCATTGGGATGTTGGCATTCATTCTTTATTTAGGGGCAACACTCTACTATAAAAATAAAATGGATCTCATTTTATTTATTGTGATGCTGTATTTTTCATATAAAAGTATAGATTTTATTTTAAATATTCTCCGATATGGTAGCGGGTACGCCAACTAATACCCAACAAACCCACACCAACCCTGAACTTTAATTGGATCAGGGTTTTTTATTACCAAAATTTAGGGGGCACAATGTCGAATGACTATTCATCTGATCCACCACCAGAGCCGAAAGGCTCTTTTTTAATGCCGATTTTATAGGGGGATGTATGGCTAAAGGGGATGTATATGGACTTTCTTAGTCAAGTATTGGAAAGCATAAAGAACCATTCACACATCCTTTTTACGGGTGTGCTGGGTGCAACTTTTGGCTTTCTATTAAGTAAGGAGCCAACTCGGGATCGCTGGATAGGATTCTTTGCTGGCTTCATTTTATGTGTGGTCTTTGCTAAACCGGCAAGTTTATTTCTTGCTAGTGGTAACTATCCAGAGCTATTTGGTTTCATTCTGGGCGCTGCTGGTAAAAGTACAGCTGAAGCATTGCTGAGTTTGGCTCGATCAAGAGTTCTTGGTTTGGTCAAAAAGGAGAATGAAGATGCTGCTAATCATAAGTAAGACGGCTTTGGTGTTATTTATAGTTTCGTTTGCAATCATGGTGTTTCATCCAAAAATTCAACTACCAAAGCACATCGATTTTCTTTTGATGCTGTCAATTATTTTTGGGGTAGCACTCTTTGTAAAAGATGACTACTCACCAAGTCCGGCCGGCACACTTTTTTACACCACAGTAAGCATTGTATTTGTACTCTTCACTCGACAGCTTTATATCTGGGGGAAAGAGGGTGCGCGTCCTAAATTTTTTAATACGGATAAAGATGATGAACATCACTCAAATTAAAAAACTCCAAAAAACAGTAGGCGTGCATGATGATGGCATTATTGGCCGTGGCACTTTGACTGCAGTATTTAAGAAGTTAGGTGCCAGTCAAGCGCGTGCTGAAGAACTTGGTCTTGCTGCCAATGTTCACATGCGAACCTATGGCATTCTGGACAACTCACTTCGCTTTATTCACTTTTTAGCACAGTTAGCACATGAGTCTGGCAACTTTCGCTATATGGAAGAAATTGCATCTGGTGCCGCGTACGAAGGCCGAAAGGATTTAGGCAACACACAACCGGGCGATGGAAAGCGATTTAAAGGCCGTGGGCCAATTCAATTAACTGGCCGTACCAACTATCGCAAGTATGGTCAGCAGCTCGGCATCGACTTTGAAAACAATCCTGAGGTTGTGGCCATGCCCAGCATCGGCTTAATGGTTGCTTGTAAGTTCTGGTCTGATAATGGCTTGAATGCCTTAGCTGACAAAGACGATGTGCTGACTATTACTCGCAGAATCAATGGCGGCACCAATGGCCTTGCAGATCGTAAAGCGCACTTAGTAAAACTAAGAGCACTTGTTTAATAAAATAGATAAATGCCCTCACATGAGGGCTTTGTTTTTTACTTTAATAAATAATTCCTTAATCCCCACCCAGACTCCATCCTAAAAATCTTCCCATTCTTAATCGTGTGCTCTATATAAAAGTAGGTCCATGTTTTCATTATTATCCCCTAAGCCCATTTCTTAATCGTTGTGCAACCTCGGTAGCAGTTGGATTGTAGTAGGTATTCACCAGAATATTAATATCCGTATGTCCGGTAATCTTAGCCAGATCGGCTGGGTTTTGAATAATCTGGGCCATACGAGTGGTGGCTTCATGTCGCAAGTCATGGAACCGCAAATCCTGAATATCGCATTTATCCCGATATCGCCTAAATAAAGCTGAAAGGGAATCCGAATCAATACTTAAAACGCGAGGACTATTCACACCTTTTATGTGTCGCAGTAATTCTTCAGCACGTTCAGATAAAGGAATGTTTCGAGTAAGGCCATTTTTGGTGTCTGGTAGATGTACATACATTTTATCAATATGAACATTCTTCCAGGTCATTGCTGTGATTTCACCAAGCCGCATTGCCGTCTCCAGTGCAAAAAGCATAGCCCACGCTACTTCCTGGCCTTTGGTTTTGACTGGCTCACCTTCAACATAAGAGCAGGCATTTAAAATAGCCTCAATCTCATGGTCTGCTGCACGTCTATTTCGCGGTGGTGGCAGCTTTGGTCGAGACACTGTGGTGAGGGGGGAGGAGTGCAGCCAGCCCAATTCACGGATGCAACAATGCAGTACAGCACTAAGCAATTCCATTTCTCTTGAAACAGTTGTGGCTGTAACATCTTTGATTCTGGAATCTCGATATTTCACAAAATCAAACGACTTGAGATCTGTAAGGTTTTTTGACACTAACTGCGGATTGTCACGAATCAGCTTTCTAAGCCGTAAAGTTTCCCATCTGGCACCTTTCTTTTTAGGTGTGACATTCTTCAGGTAATACTCAATGGCTTCTTGGTAGGTATGTTTAGGCAGTTCGCCTTTTGATGCCTTTGCCGCATCCTTGAGTTCAATAATTTTACGAGCTGCCCACTCTAATGCTTCTTTTTCTGTATCATGGGTAGAAGTGTGGCGCTTGTTCTGATAATTGACGCAAATACGCCAACTATCACCGCGTTGAATAGCCTTTGGTATTTTCATAATGTCGTGGTGCAGATTTGGTGCAAATCAAATGATTAGATGATGTATTAAATCACATTACAATACATTCTAATACAATATTAATTTATTAAAAATCAATAGTTAAAAGAAAAACCCTTACAGAATAAGGGTTTTATTTTAATGGCGATATGCTCTCTATCCCCACCATACATACTATAAAATCAATAAGTTATAATGCTTTGGTGCATATTTGGTGCAACCCTTAGTTTTTAAGAGTTGCTTCTCGGTCTTCCGGTTTTCTTAGATTTAGCCATTTTTTCAATATCTGATCGATTCCATCGAGAGCGCTGTCCATCTTTTGACACACGTTTTGGCATTTTACCATCACGATCAAGCTTTCTGACATATTCCGCCGAATAACCCAAAACTTTTGCTGCTTCAGCGGTATTTAGTGTTAAAGGCTTCTTGTCTACAATTTCTTCCAGACGCTCGACTTTCTCAACCAGATATTGATTCTGAGATTTAAGCTCTTCAAACATTGCAAAAATCTCAGGCATCCATCGGCTTGAGCCAACTTCCATTAGGATACCTCCTACAAAACCACAAATTTGTGATGCTTTAAATTGATTGCTGTCATTTTTCTACAATACTGACAGCGTGTTCTGGAACGAGTTTTAAGTTCTTCCTCATCTTCTTTCAGCTTTTCTCGAGCTTCCTGAATCCGATTTTGCAATCGAGCAAAATATTCAATACTGTCCTTAATCCACAAAACTGGATTAACCTTGGCTTCGCATTGCTTGCAAACCAATTCCATTGCTTTGGAGTCAATAGCCACCTGTATGTGCTGACACTTTTGAAAGTCACGTCTTGGAAAATTAATCACATCACTTTCAATATCAATTTCAAGATGCTCGTGAGTGGGGTAGGTATAGTTATTCAAGACACTTCTCCCAAAGCCTTTACCACGCCATACTGGTCAAACTTCGCGATATATGACGACAGCATGTGGTAATACAGATCAGCATTGCTATTAATCTCAAGAATCACGCCAGTGCCATTACTCACACGCTGTCTTAAAGTTGCTTCCAGTTTTCGCACAAAGTCACTGTGCAAGTGATGTGATTCACTCGCGATGTGGTACAAAGCGCCTGTTTCACCAGCATCCAAAACCAGATTAAAAGGCTTGTCTTTATACAGCTGATCAATAATGAAGTTGGCCACAGCAATGTTTGTTTGTTGAATTTCAGTCATTGGCTGGCTCCTTTTTTAGTAATTCATGCGCCAATCGCCACGCTTCTTTTTCGCACTGAGCAGGGGCTGCAAAACAGAAATCCCCTTTAAATATCTGAAAAAACATGTACATTCCCGCACCGAATTTTTTACAGTACAAGCTACCATCAATAGCTAAGCATTCTGATTTAGTGCTCATTGGCTGGGTCCTGTGCTTTCACTGGTTTTGCCAAGTAGTGCCAATGCGAAATTGAATTATCTGCCAAACCTTCGTTGTAGAACTTCTTTCCATTAAAAACGACAGGGCATGTGTAGTTGTGCTTAGCGGCATACCCATAAACCATTTCACCTTTTTGCGGCAACCTATCCTCAACCGAAACCCATTCCGGCACCGCTTGGGCTTTGGCTTGCCATTGCTCACCAACTTCCGTGCCAGCTTCAAACATGCTGTACATATGCTGAATATCAGAATCCGAATAAGAGCCTTCTTCATCTTTCTCCAGAAGGCTTTCATCAAAGTCAGGGTTTGCTAAAAGTAAATCTTCAAATTTTTCTTGAATTTCCTGAATATCCATCACGCCACCTCAAAAGGGTTATATTTCTTAAATTCTTCAAACAATTGAGTTGCTGGCTTATTCAATCGGCCAGTGCCTGCAATCACCACATCACGCGGAAAGTTCTTATTCACCACTTCACAAAAGAAGCGAACGCCATGCTGATTGACCGTTGCTCTGTAACCAATACTGAGAAGCCAGATAATGAATACTTCAGTCATGAGTGGATGGACTAGAGTTGGTTTTTTCATGCTGCCACCAATTTTTCATAGAATGATTCAATGGTTTCGCTTTCAAAGACAAAGTAAGAATTTTCATGAGCACCAACCATATAAACCTGAATCCCACACACCTCTTTGATGCTCTCACCAAATGGATCATTTTCTTGATAATTAACTCGTATGGTTTCCTGATTTACGCAAACAAACTCGATTTGGGCGGTATTTAAAATCTTGTTTTCAATTTTTAAGAATTTCATGCAGCTTTCACTCCCTTGGTGAATGGCACCTTGTATTCCTTAGCGCGATCTTGAATAACATCCAGAACGCCAATTTCATCCGCATATATAGCCGCATACTCCTGAACCAATTCACATTTGATATGCATCAAATCAATGAAGGCTTGATCACGTGGAATATGAACAGTTTTGATACGCTTATGCAGTGGAATAGCTTCAACTAAGACAACTTGCTGTTCGCGCTGATCCTCACCCCAAACCAATTCAGCAGGGGTAGGCAGTAATACAAAATCCACGTACCAATCAGGCTTACCAGTCAGGTCCATGTAGGCTTGGCACTGAACGTCATAACCAGCATCTTTGACCTTCTGGTTAGCCTTGCGATTGCCCCATGGGTGCTGAACCCCAGACCATGAACACTTAGTATCACGACCATGGGTTGGATTAATGATGTCGGGTGTGCCACGAAGCCACTGGTTTTCAAATGTCTGCTCATTTTTATTCATGTGCACATACTGGCCCATGGTGAACAGGCTATTCATTTGAACGGTCTTAATGGCATGATCTTCAAGCGTTAAGCCTTTTTCCGTGTACTTGTTTCCAGCAAAGTCCTTGAATCCATAAGCACGCTCAATAACCCATTCTTCAACAGCAGTTTTTGCGCCTTCTGAAAGAGTGCGATTTTTAAGGCTCTGGATTAAAGCCTTTTCTTCATCTGTGCGCTTTGTGCGTTTCAAAATAGCCGCAACTTCATCCGTGATTAGTTCGGGATTAATCGACTTAGGTTCACCCATAATGCGGTGCAGGGCATGTGGCCTAACTTTAATCATGATTACAGCCCCGCAATTTCAGCATGTTGTTGTTCAGAAAGCTGATAGCCAGCCTCACCACTTAAAACAAAAGCCTTATCCAGATCACCACTCGAAATGGAAGTTTTGACTTGATCAAACATGGCTTGATTTAGGTGCTGAACAGGGGCCTCAATGGCACCAACACTTTCGTCATGGTCGATGTATTCAAAGTTATTAGTCTCAACATCACGAACAATCGCCTGATCCGCAAGTTGCGCTGTCTGCATTTCAATTGAAAGTGGTGCCTGCTTAGATAGCAGCAGCTTGGTCACAGTTTTAAGGGCCATTGCATCAAAATTATCTTTCCAAACGCCATAACCAGACTTAAATGATTGACTATATGTGCCTGCATGTTTCTGAATTTCATCAACAGTCATATATAGCTCAGCAGTAAAGCCATTTAAGAGTTTGAAGAATGCAACATACCCAATCGGATTGCCTTGTGGCTTAACATTCCAATCAAACTCGTAGCCAAGTAACGGGTTAGCTGAGATCAACTGACCTTCAAATACTGGCGTTGCAGCAATACGACTAAATTGACCAGATCTCTGAGCAAGCTGCACAAAACCCTTGTAGCCAAGCTGAAATTGAGCTTCAACTACTTTGAGATACTGAGGGAAGTCTTTGCCCTTGTAATGTTTCTTTACCTGATTTCCATTTTCATCAAGAAGAGGAATTTTTTTGCCATTCGCATCCTTAGCATCTGTGCTGTACGGCACAATGTAAGCAAAGCCAAGATTGTTATTGATTGGTAGATCAAGCGTTGCTGCCATCATTGCTGCATTGATTACCGTTGCTGGTACTGCGCCTTTAAGCTGTGGTTGGTTTGCTACCTGCATCACCGAAGCCAAGAAGCCTTGAGTTTTTTTACCAAGCACTTCTTCAAATTTTTGACGGATTTTTGCATCAGACACATAAGCCTTGATTGACTTAGGGTCATGTTCAGCAACCTGATTTTCTGTTTTCACTGGTGCATTCATCTCAAACCACCTCTTCAAATAGTTGTTCCGCGTACTCATTCACAAGACGATTCAATTCTTTAATCTGCTCATCCGTCAGCGTAAATGTCTGGCCTTCCTCAGCTTCAAAGTTCCAAACATCCAGCAAAGTCACAGGCGTATCTTTCACCACCAACCAAGAATCAATATCCACAGGTTCCGCATATCGCATATCACCATTTGAGCTACGCATTTGCGTCATCGTGTGAGGCAATACAGCCATTGAACAATCAGCCGTTGCATACAGGTTTTCACCGATCTGGCGATACAAACCAAAGGTCAGCACGTTATTTTCAATCGAAATATCCAGATCAACCTTGAAACTTGGCAGGTCTGAAAAGTACAAATCACGGGTGAAATCTTCATTCACCTTGCAGTCAATTACCTTAGTGCTATGACCATCACGGCACAGGAATAAAGACTGGTTGCCGATGTGATGAATAGGACGCATTGCCGCACCACATCCACAGAATTGAGCGTAAGTGTTCATGCTGGCACCTCTACTTTTAAGTTCCCACTCAAGCAAATCGCTATCACTTGCTTGCACTGAGAAACATCAAACATCCCGATATGACACTCACTTGGCTGGATATTCATTTCAGCAGCTAGTGCCTTGTATGCATCCTTGCGCTTCATTACCTTTGTTTTCCAGATAGGGTCAAAAGCTCTGTGGGCCATAGACTTGTATTTGCGAAGCTCCGCATTTGCCAAGCGACCAAGTGGATTCTTAGTTCCTGGATGACAGCCGACATAAGCATCACAAGGTGTGCATTGATAAAACCATTTGTCGTGAAGATCTGGACGATGTGGGTAAACCGCATACCCATCAACACCATCAGACTTATTGCCGCAGTAAGGGCAGATTGGATTCTTGCTCACTTCACACCCCCAGCAATCGCAGCATTAATCTTTTCAATCTCATAACGATCAACATAGGCATTCACAGTCTTATCAAAATGCACCACGTTCAGAATGTCTAAGAACTCGACTGAGGCATCATCAAGTGCATACTCGACATAAATGCTGTAATCGTCAGCTTTGACAGTAGCAACACAGGTTTCATGGCAAGTACGTTTAAGCACTTCATATTTTTGAGCGGTGATAACCACTTGAGGATTATCGTCAACCACTTTGGCAGGCTGGAAAGCGTAAGCTACTGCTATCCCCGCGCTGATTGATGCTGCAATGAATGCAGACTTGAGAATATTGGATTTAGTTGTCATGGCTGCCTCCGAATACTTGGCGAAGGGCTGCAACAACTTGTTTGATTTCTTCTTCTGTTGACCACCAGTAAGGAGGAATTTCATCAGACTCATCAAGAATAATCTTTGAGTATTCACATGGCTCAAGGCTATTCAAAACAAACATAAATGTGTGTGGCTTGTAATCAACACCACAAGCAGGAACCTCAATGCCATTAATTGTGATGGTGCGAGGTTTGAGGCGGAATTTAAAACGATCTGAAAAGAATAAGTTCGTCTCCAGACCAAAAGCATTACTCCATCCTAGAGATTTAAAGGTATTGCTGGTATCCATGTATTCAACATCTTGATTATTCGCCAAAGCAATCAGCGCTTCTTTCCCGCTAATCAACTTGCCTTCATCAACTTTTGTATTCATAATAATTTCACTCACTGTACGGTGGGTCATGCCTCAAGTAGTTACCGCTACGTTGGGGCTTTTCTTTGTTTGTGAGATAATAGTAAACATGATGTTTACTGTAGTCAAGAATAAAAATAAACAAATGTTTAATTTTTTTGTTTACTATTCAGTTTGAGGGCAAAAAAAAAGACCGCCAAAAGGCGGTCTAAATTTCACAGTATGTTTACTAAATATTACGGCAGGGAGTTTTGCACGTTAAAGGCATAAGCAACCACACAGAATTCCTGATTCATAATATCTTCTGCAGTGAGAATTTCTTCTGGGTATTCTTCCTTGTTCTCACTAACAATTCGGACGCCACCTTTAGGCATGCGATATAGGTATTTAAACTTAAACAACCCACCATGATTGATAGCATAAATTTTTCCATCAACAATTTTTGTTCTACCTAGATCCACATATACAGTCGCACCTGGATTAATAACTGGAGCCATTGAATTGCCGAAAGCTGTTAATGCATAAGCATTTTCTGGTTCCACACCATAACTAGAGAGTGTGGATTTGCTTAAACGCAGCTTGCGTGTAGCCTCACCAATAATCTCAGCACTACTACCCGATCCGCAAGAAACTAAAAAATCCTTATAAAACGGCACTTCCACCTCATCATCATCAACCGGTGTCTGTGAATCCCATGGTTGAACTTTAGCAGTTTCAACACGTTGCCCGGCATCCTTGCCAGTCAACACATATTGAGTAGAAACACCATATTTTGCCGAAACCTTAATAGCACCGGCCTTCGATATGCCACGTTTAGACCAGTTGGTAATTGTCTGTGGCAGCTCATCTAATAGTTTGGCTAATTCGCTTGGGCTTGGATTCCCCGCAATCTCGAATACCCGAGCCATAGTTTCATGTATTTCGCGCATTTAACGCTCCATCTTTATTTTTAAATATTATCGTTGAAAGTAAACAAATTGTGTTAAACGTGGTGTTTGACATAAACAAACAATTTGTTTACTATTCATTAAACACTATGTTTAATAAGGGTCTGGCTATGACAGATAAAGAAATCATTCTTAGCCTGGGTGGGCCTGCGAAAGTCGCGGATTTAATCCAGAGCAAGAATCGTCAACGAATCCAAAACTGGATGGTTCGAGGAATTCCAGCAAAGGTAAAGCTTGAATTTCCGCACTTGTTCTTAAACCCAAATATCCACAAAAGCAATCAAAGTGCTGCATAGGTGAATTTATGAGTCTTGAAAAGAAATCTACACATGTTCGCTTATCTCCTGAAATCCATGAGCGGGCAAAACTACTTGCCGAAATTAAGGGTAAAGACCTTGCTCAATACCTGGCGTATCTCCTAGAGAAGGAAATCGTTGGTGAGTGGCATGTACTTAATTTACAAGCAAAATCATTCGAGCGCTTGGGATTAGGAGCTTTAGTAAGGGATCTGTCTACAGACGTCAGCTTTGGAGAGGGATTGGAAGGGAATCACAGGGATTTAGACAAAGAAAAAGCCTGATGTACTAGATCAGGCTTCATGTTCAATCACGAGGTAAACCATTATGAACAATAAAATTTTAACCGAAATTGAAGTAAATAGAAAGATTTACTTGTTCCAAAAAGCAGTCGAACGATACATGGCTGAAAAAACCATCGCCAATTCTCAAGCGGTAGCACAAGCGAAAACTGAACTGTGCAAATTTGCAATGCAGGTGGTGTCATGAATATCGGTGTAGATTTTGAAAAATTAGTAGAAAAGGCAACCATTGTGACAGAACAGTACTCTAGAACGCCTAATTTCGTCATTGACGACATGTACATGGCCGAGCTTAGTGATAAGGCGTTCAAGTGTTATATGTTTATTTTGCGTCAAACTGTGGGCTTTAATCGCAGCTCAACCTCAATAGCAACAGAAACTTTTAAAAAGTACTGTGGTATCAAAAAAAATGACACCGTTTACACCTGTATTCAGCAGCTCGAGCAACTGAAATTAATCTCTGTTACTCGTGCAACAGGTACGACCAACCAGATCAAAATTCTACCAAACCCATCCCACGAAACGGTACTACCGTTCAACGGGACTACTCCCGTTGAAGGTGAGGGGACTACTCCCGTTGAAGGTGAGGGGACTACTCCCGTTGAACGGGACACTATAAAAGAAAATATTAAAGAAAATATTAAAGAGAGCGCAAACGCAAAAAATTCACCAGATGAAATTCTGAATCTCTGGACACCAGATTTGCATTCTCTGAATTCTTGGTTACAGCGTTCTGGATTACCAAAAATCACTCAAGACCAAGCTGAAGAAATTTTGCTTGAAATTAATCCTCACTACGAAAACAAAATTATCACTGGTGCAGTAGGTGATGCCCAGATGTATTCAAACTTCGTGAAGTGGATTAAACGTGATTCAGGTCTTACTGAAAAACTCATGCAACAAGCCAATCCACAGAATCAACCTGTCGATACCCAAAGCCTTCAACCTGACATGGGGGATTGGTAATGATCGATATTCATAACAACTCCATCGAGCAATGTGTACTTGCTGCACTGATGACCGTTCAGAACTCACTTGAAACCGTGATGAGCGATCTGGATGAAAATTGCTTCTTCGCAAACCGTCATCAAGAGATCTACAAGGCCATTACTGACCTGGCTAACGAGAACAAACCGTACGACGTGGTTTTCGTTGAACAGAAACTGAATGAGAGAAATTCACTGGTTGGCGTAACTCCTGCTGAATACCTGATGACACTGATGGCAGATGCACCGTCGAGTTTCTACAACTTGGAATCTTATGTTGCTGAACTCAACAAGCTGAAAGCGCATCGTGAAGTTGAAAGCATGGGCCGAAGTATTCAGGAAGTAGCAAGAGATTTAACCGTACCTGATGTGCATAACGCTGCTGAAAATATCCTGAACAAGGCGACCACCAATGAGAAATTGGAGAAATCCAGTTTTACGTTTGAGGAAGCATTAAAACGCGCTGGTGATCAGTTAATCCAGAAAGCAGAGGCCAAGGCCAACAAGCAGTACACAGGCGTTAAGTTTAACCTGCCTCATCTGGACAACGTAGTGGGCACCATTCAAAGCGGACACTTTTGTGTGATTGGTGGTAGACCTGGATCAGGAAAGTCCACTCTGGCGCAAATGGTGGCGATTCAGACCGCTATGCAGTTCAAGGAAGCAGTACTGGTTGTGTCTGCTGAAATGGATGTGGAGACATTCACGAATCGTTGTATCTCCGCTTTGACCCAGATTCCATACGACAACATCCACAATGCCGACTTGTACGACGGGATGATTCAGGAATTTGCTGGCGCTCAGAATCGCTTTAGCAAGCTGCCAATTCATGTTGAAGATAAGCAAAAGCCGACCATTGCAGAGATTCATTCTTATGCACGTAAGGCCAAGCGCAACTACAAGAAATTGGGCTGCATCATCATTGATTACCTGCAACTGGTACGCGACCCGACCAAGAAAGACCGCTATCAGGAAGTGAGTTCAATCAGTCGTGATTTGAAAGCGATGGCGAAGGAATTTGATTGCCCTGTAATCGCACTGGCACAGCTCAACCGTGAATCTGAAAAAGGTAAACGCCCAAAGGCATCCGACCTGAAAGAGTCTGGCCAGATCGAGCAAGACGCGGATCAGATTTTATTGGCCCATCCAATTGTGAACAGTGATGACGAAATGCCGAGTGGTATTACAGAAATCATTATCGCCAAAAACCGTCATGGCAAAAAAGGCGTAGTTCGGGTGATGGATCGTTTAGATATTTGTCGCTTTGCATCGGTACGAGTTGAAGAAAGCGCAGGGGGTGGGGTGTGATTAAGGAAAATATTCACATCTTTGACCGGATGATGCAGGTTTTGCAGATTATCCGCGATAACAAGATGGTGATTACATCAGACCTGGTTAGTGTTTTCGGCATGAGCAAGCGAACCGCACAGCGTTACATGCTGCAACTTGAGCAGCTTGGCTATGTTCGCTCACTGCCATCTGAATTTGGTTATGAAAAACGATACTTTTTGACAGATAAAACAAAAGAAATATTTGGGGGTGCGGCATGAACATCAATAAAGCAGAATTTTTAGAACTCGTAAAAGCTGAAAGCGTAGCGCGTAAATCAACAGCGGTTCCGACTGAGAGAGAAAAGCTGCGTAAACAGTTAAACCGGGACGTTAAGAAGTTTCTTAAGAGTGGTGGCCAGGTTGAGCAGTTACCAGGTACGGAATTTAAACCACGTCCACAGCGGTCAACAGTGGAAAGCAGTGAAAATGGATATATTTCCCAGTATCAGAAAACGCGCCTGGCGAACTGGTGTAATTCGGGCGGACATTCGAACCCGAGGCGCAATATTTTATCTGAATTAACTGGTATTTCGCTTCAACGAATTAGACATACCACGGTGATGGGTCATAGCAACCGCTTAACTCGGGGTGAGTACAAGCAAATCTGTGCGGTGATATCGAAGGCCGAAGAATTGCAGAAATTGCGCGACGATGAAGTGCTTAAAAGGAAGGCGCTTAAAGAAAAAACAATACAAAAAAGAAGATATCAAAAAAGGAAAGCAGCATGAACTTAATCGAGAAAACAGAATTAAAAGACTGCGACCATGACTGGGAAAACATTTCCACAGTTGAGAGTGTTGAGCGCCAGTTGATCTGTACCTATTGCTCAGAACGGAAAACAGAGCCTTTTGATGTGAATGTAAAGCGGTGGTCGGATGAGGAAACTGACCATTGTAGTGACATCAAAAACCACATTAGCCCGAATACGAAGGTGATTGAGCATGAGTGATTTTGAAGTAGCGCATAAAACCGTAGCTGAATTATTTGACATGCTGAAGGAGAAGCAGGCCGAGGTTGATCAGCTTAAAGCTGAAATTGAAGGCCTTAAAAATCCAAACCTAGCGCAGCACACAAAAAAATACAGAGAACAGTGCGAGTTATTCAAGTCAATGTCTGAAGTGGAAAAAAAGGCTTATAGCGCTGGTTATGACTGGGCATGCAAAGTATCTCAAAGACAGATTTTAACTCTAATTAAAGATCAAGAAGGTGTTGAGGATAGGTTGGATAATGAAATCGACAACCTAAAAGCCCAACTCAACAACATGGAGGCTTGTTATATCGAGAAGAAAAAACGAGTCGATGAATTGGAGGGTGCGCTCAATGAAGTTAAAGAGTGGAAATCTCATCCAGTTGGGTATGAAGCATCTCTTGGTTCTTGGGGTGTAAGGGATTTCTATAGAGGCTTGGCAGAAAAAGCCCTGCGAGGTGAGTCATGAAACTAACTAAGCAGCAGCGCTCAGAACTAAAAATGAAGTTTGGCGGTCACTGTGCTTATTGTGGTGATCAATTGGGTGATAAGTGGCATGCAGATCATATTGAGGCGGTAAAGCGCGATTTCGATATGAAAAAGTGTGAGAAAACAGGCTACATGATTCCTGTGTCTAATGGGGTTTTGTTTAGACCTCAGAACGACACTTTGGAAAATATGAATCCATCTTGTGTGCCTTGCAACATAAATAAATCTTCAATGTCTTTGGAATCTTGGCGGAGATCAATTGCACATTACCGTGATGTGCAGTTGCTTCGCGATAGCACTCATGCACGCCATTTGCATCGTTTTGGCTTAATTGAAATCAAGCCTGATCCGGTGGTGTTCTTTTTCGAGAAGTGGGGTGCCAATGACTAATCTCCGCATCACCGCAGCACAGGCACGAAAAGCCGGTATTGGCCCTCGATTTGGTGTAACAGCCAAGTCAGGGAAAAAGAAATCTAATCCAGATCCAATGCCAAAGGTTCCGGCTCATCTGGTCGAAGGGAAAGGATTTGGTGTGATGAATGATGAATTGCTCTGGTGTGAGGTTTTAATCACACCTCCTTCGGTGAATCACTACTGGATACGCGGGGCCAACAAGACCAATCGATTAAGTAAGCGTGCAATTCACTTTATTGACGTTATGAAGCGTTTTATCGAGCCGGTAGGGTATCAGGGCAGAGTTCGCGTAAAGATCGAATACGCGCCACCTGACGCGAAAATACGCGACATCGATAACATCGTGAAGCCTTGCTTTGACGCTTTATCGAAAGGTGGATTGATTCTGGATGATTCCCAGGTGGATGAATTGCTTGTAAAGCGGTTGCCATCAGAAAAAGGCGGGAAGTTGATTATTCAAGTTGAAAAGTTAAGGGTTTAAGGGTGGATGGGATGGCTTTAGTAAAAATCTGGGATAAAGAAATTAAAGGGAAGTTGTGGGCCGTTGGGGATATTCATGGCTGCTACAACCTGCTCATGAATCGACTTAAAGAAATTGGCTTCGACTTTGAAAATGATTTGTTGGTTGCGGTTGGCGATCTGGTGGATCGTGGCATTCAGAATGAAGAATGTGTAAGCCTGATTGATGAGCCATGGTTTACATCCGTAAAGGGAAACCATGAGGATTTGGTCATCATGGGTGATGTTAATCGCTCTTACTTCAATTGCCATATTCAAAATGGTGGTGAATGGTTTTATGACCTGGATTACCAGGTTCAGCGCGAAATCATTAAAAAATTAAAAACACTTCCGATTGCATTAGAGATTAGCCACAAGGGTAAAAAGTTCGGTTTTGTCCATGGTCATATTGAGCAGAATGACTGGGATGAGTTTAAGGATGAGCTTAATAATTTTGATAAAGCTCAACACATTATTGATCACAAGCGCTTCCCAACAGAATTAGCCATGTGGGGTCGTGAGCGCCTGAATGACGAGAATCCGCAATATACCCATGTATCAGGGATTGATGCGGTAATCATGGGGCATACGGTAACCCAGAAGCCATGCAAGCGCGATAACTGCTACTGGATTGATACTGGTGCAGTTCATTGGGGAACAATGACAATTTTAGATTTAAGCAAGATTTAAGAGGGAATAGGGATGAATGCGATGGTAGCTGAGAAGATGACAAACATTGAATGGTTGGGGCAGCAGTTACGGGCTAAGACTGCGAATTATGAACCAAGTCAAGGGGGTGGTAGTTTGGAGCCAATTACATGGGAAGATCGCTGTGGTGCTATTGCTTCAATCGATGATCAGGCAACAAAGGCATATTGTGAAATCTTGGTATGGGGTGACTATCGAGATAACACAATGGCCTACAATATTTTGCATCATTATTTAGCTGCTAGTCTCTATGAGGCTTTAGCAAAGGATGTGCAACGCATTCGATTTGATCTTAAGTCCTTTGCACTCAAGGTGGCAAAGATGGCGTTATTCTTAAGTCTTAGAGATATGGGTAATTTTAAAGCTGAAGACAAATTGCGTTTTTTTGGCATCACGGAAATGAAGATGCGTACCTACCGAGAGCACTATGCTTATCTGGAAAATATGGTGGAAATTATGCTTTTAGATATGCGCGATGAGATAGATTTTTATGCTGATATTTATCGGAAAAATCTAAGAAAAGCTTAATTGACAAATAAGCCCCATATAAGATAGTATTTTTATAGACTGGTCGTTCTATACAAAAGTGACCAAGTGCTAAAAGCTCGCCAAATGGTGGGCTTTTTGCATTATGGCGGTTTTATTAATTTCTAGTGGTTTTTAAATTAATGCCGCCACCTAATTTGGGAGATCCGCATGCTCCAATTCATATTCTGCTTATTCGGCCTACATGGTGTGACCGAGATCGATTACACGATTGATGATGAAGAAATCAAGGTGTGTCGAGATTGTTTGAAAGAAGTTGAATAATACAAAATCAAAAATATAAGCCTGCTCATTAATTTGATCGGGCTTTTTTAATGCCCGGAGAAAAGTGAAGCAATGAAAATTAAATTATTAGCAGTCGGCTTGATGTGCGCAACAGCACTCGTTGGTTGTTCGCGTGATGCTCAAGTTGCTTCACGCAACCTATCTCATGCAGCAGACAACTTCCAATTAGATCGACGAATCGTTTTTTATAACGGTGTTACTGGTGATTATGTTCTAACAATTGAAGGCAAGTGTGCCTTTGAAGCTGTTAGTGAGCGAAAGGTTGATGTGACCTGCAAGACCAGCGATACGGAATTTAAAAAGCATTCACTAGGCATTTCTGACAATGTGACTTACTTTTCCGAGCAGCTAAATAGCAAAGGTGTCAGCACCTACCAGTACAAAGTTGATTTCAGACCAAGCGTTATCATTCCTGATGTGGATCTGAAGTTACCCAAATAATTCGCCGGACGTATTACGGCAAACAAAACCCCTCGCATTCTAGATGTTGAGGGGTTTTTCTTTTCTTATTTGAGTTATCCGGAAATACCGGAAGGCTGACTGTATGGACATAGTATCTGCACAAAGGGAATTAAAAGAGCATTGCGACCAGATTGATATTTTACTCAGCCTGTCACGCAGCATGATGACTGCTAAAGAGATGGTGAATGTTGATGAAAAGCTTAAGCGCCACCGAGAGCGAGCAAGAAACATCAGAATCAATCTCTATGAAGCGCAACCCCAAAAGACTCGCAGCAATCAGAAAGTTGCCATGTATTCGATGCGGTAATCCAAATAGCCAGGCAGCTCATTCAAATAGTGCCAAGCATGGTAAGGGCAGATCGATTAAGGCTTCTGACCGGTTCACAGCACCACTATGCCATTCCTGCCATTTCCAGTTCGATACCTTTCAATTGGGTAATCGGGCAGAGAGTGAAGTGATGTTTGATCAGTGGCTGGTAAGGGTGAATCGGATGTTGGTGATGGAAGATAGAGAGGTGTTTTGATGGATAAGGTTGGACCAGTATCTTTCATGATTGACTCACATCTCAACATCACTAAAACGATTGGCTTCCTCAATGCCTGGCATCAAAAAGCTATAGATCAGGGTAAACCGCTAGTTGTTCACATAGATCAGAAGGCCGAGGATCGAAGCAAAGCACAGAATAGGCTCTATTGGATGTGGATGTCTCAATGGTCCAAGCGTCAAGGCACAGATAAAGATTCAGAGCATCTGTTTTTCAAGAAGCAATTCTTATCACGCATCTATGATCGTGATGAGGTTGGTCAGTACAAACAGACATTCGCAGCAGTCAGAGTTTTAAGAGATCAGAAGCATCCGCAATACCAGGCTGTGGCAGACGGATTAAATGAATTGATCAGCACCACGGATGCAACGGTGGATCAGTTCACTGAATACCTGAATGATATTCATGCATTCTGTTTGAAGCATGGGAAATATTTAAGTACGCCAGATGATTTGATGTATGCGTGGGAAATGAAGCAATAGGAGTAAAGATATGGCAAAGCTTACACCTAAGCAGGAGAATTTTTGCCAGCTCTATATTGAATTAGGCAATGCTTCAGAGGCTTATAGGCAGGCTTATGATTCGTCAAGAATGAAGACCGAAACAATTAACACCAAAGCAAAAGAGTTACTAAAGCACGGTCCAATTACGGTCCGTATATCTGAATTACAAGACGGACACAAAGAACGTCACGATATAACAGTTGATGATTTGATTGCAGAGCTTGAAGAAGCTAGGCAGCTTGCCAAAGACCCAATTAAGCCACAGCCGTCAGCAATGGTTTCGGCAACAATGGGCAAAGCCAAAATACTTGGTTTTGATAAGCAGGTTGTAGAACTATCCGGTAAAGACGGTGGTCCGATTGATATGAGTTTAAAGGTGGTATTCGAAGATGATGGAGAAACGAGTACCAAGTAAATTTAAGCCACTTTATACGCATCTAAAAAACGACAAGCTGTTCTATGTGTATCACGGTGGTCGTGGTGGTGGTAAGTCGTGGGAAATTGCAGATTTTTTATTGATCGAGGGCGCAAAACAAAAGCATCGTATTTTATGCTGTCGTGAAGTTCAGAAGTCAATTAAACAGTCTGTGCATAAACTCTTATCAGATCGAATTGTCGCATTGGGCTTAGGTTACTTCTATCAAATCTTAGAAACAGAAATACGCGGCATTAATGGCACTGAATTTAGCTTTGCAGGCTTGCTGAATCATACGGTTGAATCAGTTAAGTCATTCGAGGGCGCAACAATCACATGGATTGAAGAAGCGCAGACAGTGAGCGCGTTCTCATTATCTATTTTGATTCCTACAGTTGTTCGTACTTCTAAGCCAATGGTTATCATGTCAATGAACCCAAAGCTACCAAGTGACGCTGTTTATTCGCAATATGTGCTTGGTGAACGTGACGACACAGTTGTGGTTCAGATCAATTACACCGACAACAAGGAATGCCCAGATGAACTGATTGCACTAGCTGAACAGATGAAAGCCGATGACTACGATCAATATGAGCACATTTGGCTTGGTAAACCCAAAGAGATTGCAGATGGTGCAATCTACAAGGCTGAGTTTGAGCAGATCAAGCGTGAAAATCGTATCTGCAAAGTTCCGCATGACCCTAATTTACCTGTTTACACGTCATGGGACTTAGGGATTCTCGACCCGACTGCAATCTGGTTTTTTCAGATTTACGGCAAAGAAGTCCGAGCAATCGATCATTATGAAGCGAACAATGAGCCGCTCTCGCATTACGCTCGCATTCTCGATGAGAAAAAGCAGCAGTATGGCTATCAGTACGAAAAGCATTTTGCACCGCATGATATTGCAGCACGTGACTTATCAAGTGGTGTGAGTCGTGAGCAAACGATGGCTAATCTTGGTTATCGAATGAATAAAGGCGCAAGGCTTGGTGTTGAGGATCGTATCGAAGCAACACGTCAATTCTTGAAAAACTGTTGGTTTGATGCTGAAAAATGCAAACACGGTATTCGCGCACTACAAAACTATCGTCGTGAATTTAACGACAAACTAGAGCAATTTAAAGCAACGCCAGTGCATGACTGGGCTTCGCATAGCTCGGATGCGTTTGGTGAGGGTGCGATTAATATCAATAAAATGTGCCAGCCGCAGCAAGTAGAAATTAACCCAATCCCAACAATCAATCGTTGGTAATCAAATGGAGTCAAGTCGTGACTGATAAAACAGATCGACTTGCCAAAATCCACGAAACCGCAAAGAAACAATTTGATAAAGCTCAATGTGCTGTTGCTGATGAACGTCAGCAGTGCTTAGAGGATCGTCGTTTTTATTCTATTGCTGGTGCTCAATGGGAAGGCAAGTTAGGCGAACAGTTTGAAAATAAGCCTAAATTTGAAGTCAATAAGATTCACCTGGCTGTCATTCGTATTATCAATGAATATCGCAACAACCGCATCGGTGTGAACTTCATTAGCAAAGATGGTGTGAGCAATGATGACTTGGCTGATACCTGTGCAAAGCTTTACCGTGCAGATGAGCAGGACTCAGGTGCGGATGAAGCTTATGACAACGCATTTGAAGAAGCGGTAGGTGGTGGCTTTGGTGCTTGGCGTTTACGTGCTGAATATGAAGATGAGGATGATGAAGAGAACGAGCATCAGCGAATCAGAATAGAACCTATTTTTGATGCTGATACATGTGTTTTTTTTGATCCTGATGCTAAACGCCAAGATAAAGCAGATGCGAAATACTGCTTTGTTTTGACTTCAATGTCTTGTGATGCATTCAAAGAGGAATATGGCGAAGATCAAGACCCATCTTCTTGGGATAAAATGGTTAGCAATAGTCACTTTGATTGGGCATCGAAAGATTCTGTTTATGTCGCTGAATACTACAAGGTCGAAAAGGTTAAAGAGAAGATTCATATCTTCCGTTTAATCGATGGATCCGAAGAGCGATATACAGCAGAACAACTTGAAGAAGATCCAAGCATTCTTGAGGAACTAAGTGCAACAGGTGCGCAAGAAGTTCGTGTTCGAGATTTTGAACGTAAGCGCGTTCGTAAAATGCTTATGTCAGGTCTTGGTGTTCTTGAGGATTACGGATATATCGCAGGTCGTCACATTCCAATCGTGCCTGCGTATGGCAAGCGTTGGTATATTGACAATGTAGAGCGCTGCATGGGTCATGTACGGCTTTGTAAGGATGCTCAGCGACTGAAGAACATGCAGTTATCCAAGCTCGGTGAACTTAGTGCTATGTCCAGTGTTGAGAAGCCGATTCTCGCACCTGAACAGGTTGCTGGCGTTCAGCACATGTGGGCGAATGACAATATTGAGAACTATCCATTCCTGTTGGCTCATCCGCTTAAAGATGCAATGGGCAATGTGATTTCACAAGGACCAGTTTCGTACACCAAGCCGCCAAGTATTCCACCTGCAATGGGTGCTTTGCTTCAAGTTACTGAACAAGATTTATCAGACATTCTGGGTAATCAAGAATCGGGCGATGAGATTGTTTCAAATACCAGCGGTGTTGCAATCGAGATGATTCAAAACCGTTTGGATATGCAGTCATTCATCTACATTTCGAACTTCGCTAAAGCGGTGCGTCGATCTGGTGAAATTTGGCTGTCTATGGCTTCTGAACTCTATGTTGAAGATGGTCGAACAATGAAGACGGTAGGGAATCAGGACGAGATCGACTCAATTGAGTTATTTAAACCTGTTTATAACCCGACTTCAGGTGAGGTTGAGCATACAAACGACCTAACCAAAGCCAAGTTTGATGTCGCAATTGATATTGGACCAACATCAACCAGTAAGCGCAATGCAACCGTACGCTCACTGACAAACATGCTTCCACTGGTATCTGATCCAATGGACCAACAAGTTTTGTCATCCATGATTATGATGAACATGGAGGGTGAAGGCGTTAGTGAAGTCCGTGAATATTACCGCAAGAAATTGCTGCGTATGGGTGTTGTAGAACCAACCAAAGAAGAAGCTCAGCAACTCGCGCAAGAAGCTCAGAATCAGCAGCCTGATGCAAATACACTGTATTTACAATCCGAAGCTGAAAAGAATAAATCACTCGCAATCAAAGCACAGGCAGACACTGAACTTGCGATAGCAAGAGCAGAAGAAACCAAAGCCAAGGCAATAGATTTAATGACACGCCTAGATATGGACGAGCGACAAGCAGTGCTTGAAGCAATTAGCCAACTAGGTATGCAACCACAACAGGCAACCGTTCAGCCTACACAGAACGAGGAAATGCAATATGTCAATTGAAGACCTGCGCACAGAACTGGATGAAGAAGACAACATCGACCCGATTGAAGACAATCAGGAAGTTGAAAATCAGGAAGATCCAGAAGAAACCCAAGATGAATCAAACCAGTCCGATGATGAGACGTCTGAAGATGAAGAGTTTGTGATTACAGCAGGTGATGAAACGCCAGAGCCATCCGACGAGGATGAGGGATTTACTGGCAAGCCGGCACCAAAATGGGTGAATAATCTTCGCAAAAAAGAGCGGGAAGCACAAAAGCGCATCAAAGAGCTAGAGGCTCAGGTGCAACAGGTCAAGCCGGCTGAGAAGCTGATTGAAGTTGGGGCCAAGCCAAAACTTTCCGACTTTGATTATGATGAAGATCAATTTGAAAGCGCAGTTGAACAATGGCATGAGCGTAAACGCCAAGTTGAACAGCAGCAGGCAGCAAAGCGTGCTGAAGAAGAGCAGGCACAACAAGCCTGGCAAAGCAAAATGCAAAGCTATGAAGAGCGACGTCAAACTGTGGCAGCCAAAGTCCGTGACTTTGAGGAAGTAGAAGAAGCCGCAAAAGACAAGCTCACCCCAACACAGCAGGGCATTTTGATTCATGCTGCCGAGAATCCAGAATTGATTTTGTACCACTTGGGGAAAAACCCAAAGAAAGCACAAGAGCTTTCTGAAATTACAGACCCAATTCAATTCGCCTTTGCTGCAGCCAAACTGGACTCTCAGATGAAAATCCAAACTCGCAAACCATCAACTCAACCAGAGCGGAAACCTAGTGGATCGGCTGGATTATCTGGTGTGGTAGATCAGAAGTTAGCGCAACTCGAAGCGAAAGCAGCGAAAACTGGTGACCGTACCGAGCTGATTAAATACAAAAAATCTTTACAGAAATAAGGTGAATACTTATGGCGAACTCATTTGCTAAAAAAATTGATGTTTTCTTTGATGATGTTGTGGCTGGCTTTGATGCAACCAATATCAGCTCTAAAAATGTCTCTCAATACAAAGCACCTGCAGAAGCACTTGCTTTAAATGGTCAAACTTTCCACCGTCCAATGCCATTGATGACTGAAATCGTGGATGGTCGCGACATTACCGGTCAATACAAAGACCTAGTGGAGCTTACTGTTCCTGCTACTTTGACTGAATCACACATCCGTAACGTGCCAGTCAAATTAACAGGCGTGGATTTAAACAATCCGTATGCTTTTGACAATATCGTCAAGACATCAAATATCCTGCTTTCTAACAAGCTTGATACTCTGGTGGCGAACCGTATTGCAGAGCGCGGCACTCTGGCAGTCATTAATGGTGGTCCGATTGACACTTACGACGAGGCTGCTGAGGCTGATGCTTTAATGCTTGAGCAACAGGCAACCCGTGGCGAGCGTATCATGCTGTTAAATCCACGTATGGCGAAAAACATTGCTGGCAACCTTGCTGGTCGTCAAACAATGAATACAGCGCCAATGAACGCATATCAACGCTCTACTCTACAACCAATTGCAGGCTTTGATACTTTCCGTGTTGATTACGGTAAATCAATTACTGGCTCTGCAGGTGCTGGTTATTTGGTAAGCGGTGCGCAGTCACATACTCCAGTTTCTGCTGATGTGAACGGCATCCCCGCCGATAACCGTACTCAAACTTTAGCAGTTAAAACTGGTACAGGTGCTGCGGTTGGTGATGTGTTTACAATCG